AGATAGAAATGCGTCAATGCCTCCTCAACCTACATGGTATGAGCCAAAAGATATTTATGCTAATGCAGTATTACCAGATAATAACGTAGCATTTTATGGAATGGCTTCTGCAAGTATAAATCAATTAACAAATATGAGAAACTTACAACCAAACTTAGACGGAGGAAATCATGGAATGGTTAAATAATAGACTTGGACAAATTATCGCAGGTGTTACAGTAGCAGGAACATTAGCAGGTTTTGGCTATGAAGGCGCACAAACAATAAATAGAATTGATAATTTAGAAAGCAATGTGGCAGGTTTTATTTCTGCAACAGACATAGCATTGTCGAACACAATAGAACAATTAGATAGTATAGAAAATAGAGTTATTATAATTGAACAGCAATTAGAAAGTTTAGATGTTCCTGATATAGGAGCGATTGAAAAAGATATAGTAGCTTTAAAAGCACATGGACATCCTCAACAAAAGATGCCAGATTTGTCAGGTATTAAATCAGATGTGTCTGTATTGCAATCATCAATTACAAACATAGAACAAGATATAAAAGAATTAAAGAAGAGCGATAATCCTTTAGCTAATTAATGTTTAATATCATAACCGCCTGATCCATCGTTATAAAAAGTTATAACATCTTTACCACGATCAATTGTTTTGCCTATTTCTGATTCAGGTATATCTTCTATTGTTAGATCAGAAAGTTTAATCCATTTAATTATTCCTTTCTTTTCTAACTCTAGAGCATAGTCTCTTTCAGGATGAAAAACAGTTCCATCAGGTTTAGTTTGTTCCATGTGAGGTCCACAAGTACGTGCCTTTCTTGGTATAGTTAATTTAGGTTTGTGCCAACTACTAGGTTTTCCAGTACCTACTTCCATAGGATATGTCTTAGCAAAAAAATCAAAGCCTATAAGAGTCAAAGATTTCCACATAGGGATTTTTCTTAAAAAGAAAAGGAAAGTGCAGAAACCTTGAGAAGGTCTTCTACCATACTTTGATAAATCTCCAAAGCCAAATTCTTTAAAAAGATTTAATAGTTCTTTATCGCTCCACATGTTTATATTTTTATATTTATCAAATCTTTTTGAAGGATCTATTCCACAATCCATGTGCATTCTACAACGATTAGTTAGAATGACTTTTGTATCTGGATAATCTTTCCTGTAGTTTCGTCTTAGTATTCCAAATACAGCTATGTCTGTTCTTGTACCTATTATTTTATTTAGTTTTTTTCTAGGAAATCCTTTACCAAATCTTACTACAGTATCATAAGAATCAATAAGTTCTCCTAGTTCATGTGAAAGAACTTCTACTGAATTGCCTACAAGCAACACATTTTTATTTTTAACTAATCTTTTTAGTTCTTTTATTTGATCTTTACCTTTCATTTCTTTTCCATATGCCATGTTACAAGGACCAATCTCCATCCTTTTTTAACCATAGATACTCCATGCATTAAATTAAATCTATGAGTTGTAGTAAATCCTTTTCTATTATATTCTACAATAGGAATCATGTTTCGTTTGTGTTCACCTTTTCCTCGTTTGTAATAAATAGGATAGCCTCCTTTAAGATCTTTGCTTGTGTCAAGTACTGTTAATCTAGTAATTCCTTTTTCTTGATGTCCAACATCTTTATGAGGGATAGCATAAGAACCTTCAAAGTATTTTACAAAATAAATCCTATACCTACTATGTCCTTCTATATCTAATTTGTTTAATGCAGGAATAGTGTGAGCCAGGTCTGTCATGTCAGTATATATTACATCGTTTAAATTATTATACTGAACACGATCACTAGTTTTTTTCTTGTTCCTGCCAAGAACACTATACTTATTGTGCAATTTAATAAGATCTTCTATATCTTTATCGCTTAATATTTTTTTTATGTTGTAAAGATTGTGCTTTTTCATATTGAATTGCTCTATAGTTTGCTTTATGTTGCAATGTTATTTCAGGTATCTCATGTGGGTGCTGTATTAACCAAGATATTGTTTCGGCTACATCTTCATAACTAATACTTGGAAGAGTTTTATGTTTCATTAAACCAAGATTAAGTGTGGTAATTTTACATGCCTTATTAGAATTATAAACTATATTATTAGAGTAATGATTAAGTGCTGCTTTTTGTGAAGCATACAAATAACCTTTAGATATGTTAGGTTGTGCTGCTCTTGACGAAATGTTTATAATATATTTTGTAGGTTCACGTTTCCATTCTTGAAAATAATAATCAAATAATTCAACTTGTTTAAAATCTTTATGTTCACAGTTAATGAGTATGTTGTCTTTTACTGGTTCTTCCAGTAATTTAAAAACGCTATAATACTTAGCGTCTGTAAAGTATTGGCTCAAGTATACTGCTAGTCCGTATGTTCCTGATATAATCATGTCGTTTCATTTATAATATTAAAAGATCTTTCACCAAACAAAGTTCCATCAACACTACACTTATTGCAAGGTGACATACTTCTGTTTCCTTTAGATAGCTTGGCTCTTATTTTTTTCATAGGCTTACTAAACCATACTTCTTCTAATGTCTGCTGTTGTAAGTTTCCTATAATATGTTCTCTTCCCCAATCGTTAGAACAAAACAGCACATCACCATTCCAATCTACAAACATTTTATAAAAAGGATAATAGCAAGGCTTACCTTTTAAAGATTCAACATCGCTGTCTTCAATACCTATCCAATCTATAGTACCGCTACGATTGTTTAAAAATAATCCGTAGTCTTCTTCGTTATAGTGCGCTCTATACTTATACAAGCTAGTAGGAAACGGCCTCATAATTTTATTAAAATGTTCTATTTGTTCTATTCCATCGTATAGATTTATATATAACAGATCAAGTCCTGAATCAAATAAAGACTTAGCATACTCTGTAGTAAGTTTATCTCCGTTGGTGTTGCACTCAATAGTAGCATCAGGTAGCCATAGTCTAAACCTAAATATTATTTTATCGAACTCAGGGTTAAGAAAGTTTTCACCAAAACCACTAAAAGAAATCTTACCTTTATATTCATTTTTACCTAATTCTTTAGCGATATGTTCTGCGCCTTTTGTTGTCATGTGTAGATTTCTATTTGGAAATACTTTTGGATCGTGTCTAGGACAAAACACACATGTTCTGTTGCACAGTTCTGTAGTATTTATTTCTACAGTAAGGATAGAATGTAAAGGAGAAAAATCTTTACTGGATATACCATTAAAGTGTTTGTCTTCTTGTAATTTTCTATGATCTAAGAAGCTTTGTTTATCGTGTTTCGTATTCTCATCCATTCTTCTGCATACTCCACATTTTTATAATCTTTAAGCCAGGGACCACCATCTGTAAAATGTATTGCTTTAGGTAGTCTAGTATAAGGTAAGTCTTTAAAGTTGTAGTAACCAACAAGCATATTATATGCAACAGGAAGTTCTCCTATTTGATCGTCATTGTCTAACCATTTAAATCCGTGTAAGTTTCCTGCTTCTGTTGTACTAACATAATCTATATTTAATCTCTTACATTTTTCATTATCAAAATACATAAGACTTGACCAATATTTTTTATCATAAGGTCTGTTTGTTTTGTCCATCATCTTACCATGAGGACGAGTAACTAATTGAGGGTGTTTAACTACATGAACTGCATGATCATCTTCACAACATACGCTTGCGTAATCAGCAATCTCTTCGGGATCACATCTCCAAAGAAAATCAACATCACAGAAGAGGGCATGACCTTTGAAGTCGCATAGGTGAGGCACAAGGAAACGAGTAAACGCAAACTCTGTAGATTCTCCTTGAGTAGGTCTGTAATACAACTCTCTAGTTATCAAATCTTTTTTTATTAATGGTACAATTTCATGCTTGCTATTTGAGATAGCTTCAATAGATTTTTTACACACCTCATAAACTTCTGGGTAAAAAGAATCATAACCTATAAAGATTTTCATTACCATTTCACCTTGTTTGCCCAATATGCTGCAGACATTTTTCCTTTCTTAATGTTCTTAGCATGTCTAGCTTTAAAAGATCTAGAACGTGCTGTGTTTCCTTTGTCACCAGTCTTTCCTTGCTGTCCAAAGCGTATAAGTTTTAACTCATGTCCTTCTTGTGCTAAGACCATATGTGATTTTGTAGGATGACTAGGAGTTCTCTTTGGTTTATTAACTCCTTTTAATCCATGTTTTTTAATTAAATTTGCTCTTCTTGTTTCGTGCGCCATTTTTTTTCTTTTCCTTTTTGGTTGGTTTCTTTTGATTTAATATTTCTAATACTTGTTTCTGGTCTGCTTCATTTAAAGACCAAAAGTAGCCAAGTATATCTACGATTTTAGCATCGTCACTTTTCTTAGGGGGTGAAGTCATAATACCTCCGATCTAACTTTTTTTTATTTCCTTCTCCTAAAGGAATTGAGACTGATATTCTCGCTCCTTGTGGAATTGCTTTATGAAAAAGCTTAGTAGGAATATATAATAAATCTCCTACTGTTAATACTTCATCATACTTTAATTGCATTTTCTTTTCTTGTTGTAATGGAATATTTGTAGGTCCGTTTTTAGAAGCAAACAATCTATATACTTTCCATCTTACTTTACCTATAGCATGAAGAAGAAAGTTGTTGTCGCTATCTGCATGACATGGGAAGGTCAAAGCATTCTTAACTGGAGAACAATATAAGTGAGCGTCTGCTGCGCTGTCATTAAACTCTCGCTCAACCGCACCTGAAAGAGCAGACATAGCAGGGCTAATTAAAGATGCTTTAGTTAATATAATACTACATCCTTGATTCCATAATTCGTGTGCGTACTTCTTATCAAAGTAATCCATCTTAGACCAAGAAGGTTTCCTTCCTTTAAATGCATTATTCTTTTCCATGCACAGTTTACCTTTAGGAGTTATAATCTGAAACCCTGATACTGCTCTATCGTTATGTATGTAATCAGAAAACTTTTCCCATGTTATTATCTGACTCATAATTTCTTTTCGTAAATCATTTGCTTTAACAATAAGAGGTTGCTTGTCTTTATACTTTCCTACAAATTCATCAACTGACATAGGATGTATTAAATCTTTAAAATTAATCTGCATAGCTTATGGCCGTTAGTTCATCATGTAAATATTTATTTATTTTTTCTAGTTTTATTTTACCTTCTCTAATTAATTTACTTATTAAATAAGAATCTGATTGGTTCTTAAAACATTTTTCTACATGTTCTAAAGGTAAGCCTCCCACTTCAGTCCAAAGATTTCCTTTTGTATCTAAAACAATTTTAAAAGTTAAGAGAGTTGCTTCTTTCTTTTTTTGTTTTTTGTTAATCATAGTATTTCACACGCACCTGCGGTACACGCAAGTTCTTTAGTGTTTTCAGTCATGTCCTCTTTTTCGTAATCAGAAAGCTTAGTCCAATCTACACTAGATGTTGTTTTGTTTAACCATTCTTTATATTCTTTTTTAGTTATATCTTGATAAGGTGCTTGCTGATAAGAGTGATCTGCATAAGGTAAGAACGAAACACCAGAGATACGATCAAAGTTATCCCATACCCATGATCCAACTTTTAACCATTCAGATTCTCTGACAGAGATTGTTGCTGATGGTTTGTGTTCGCACCAATGATCTTGATAAATCTTCCACAAATCTAAATGTTCTATAGCTGAAAGATCTGTTCTTGTTAGAGATTTCTCAGGAGATTTAATTGGAAAATAAAAGACAAGAGTATGATCAGGTTTTGTTATGTCGTCTTCGTGATACACTCCTTGATCTACCATTAGCTGTGCTAACGGATCTTTCTTGTCTGCTCTAACTGTTCTTAGATAATACTCGCTATGTCTTGTATGAATACCACTAGCACTATCAACCAACTGACTAACAGTTCCACTAGGTTTAACGCAGGTAATAGCTGCAGACTGTTTAATCTTTAATTTCTTAGCCCATTCTTTGTTAGTATCAACAGAAATCTTTTTTAGTTTTTCTAAATTTCCAGGTAAGGTAGGTCCTTCAATCATTTTTAAACTATCCATTATACCTGTAATAGAAACACCAAGCAATGCTTCTTCTTCTGTGTTATCTTTCCAAGCCTTTGTCAAGTATCTAAAGTTAGTAAGTGTAGCTTGAAACGTACCTAAGATTGTAGCTAGTTCTACTTTATTTGCAAGTGCTGACCAACTATCTTCAGGTCTAACAACAACCTCAGTTAGATTACAGAACTGTTTGTTGCGTAGAATAATCTCACTACAAGGATTGCATCCAAAGTCTTTATAATCTTCTCTTCTTCCGTTCTTTGCTGCTTGCTCTTCAGCCGCTTGACGATTAAAGATACCACGTTCACCACTCTTAGATTCGTATAGAGATAACCACTCTTTCATAAATGCACCCATCTCTGCTGAGTCTGTGTAAGCTACGGAGTTATTAGACAATGCTCTATGTTGACTATGCTCCCACCAAGAACCAGATTTAGCAGTACGCATACGCTCGTCTGAGAGGTTGCTGAGTGAGATCAAAGCGCTACGTCTAACACCACCCACTACAACAACTTCTGCAATCTTACACATCAAATCGTGGCAGTCTATAGACACAAGCTTTCTTTGTCCTTTAGCTATAGCATCTTTAAAAATATTAATAGTGAAATGGATAAGATCATCAAGAGGAGCAGGACCACTAGCACGACCACCAAAGGTTTTAAGTCTAGCGCCTTGAAGACGGACATTAGTAAGATCACACTTAGGAATTTGTCCTGAGTAAAGTAAAGAAACTAATTCTTTATATGCTTTTGCCCAACCAATCTTTGAGTCTGCAACTTTTATAACTGTGTCAGTCTTATGTAGTTCTTCTGGTAGATCAGGAAGTTTATTTATATACTGTCGCTCAACACTAAAACCAACACCTGTGCCACACATAAGAATGTAAAGTGTCTCATCAAAGGCACGAACATTATCTACAGCTACATAGCTACAGTTAAAACCTGCAACATTATCTCTTGCTAATGCTTTACCTGCTGACATCAATGCTCTCATGCTTGGCATAATTTCTAAATTAAGAACAGCTTGTTCTAGCTTAGGCCTAACATCTTTAATATTTATTTTATGATTCCATTTTAAATGTTCTTCCATAAAATCAAAATATCTAGCAACTGTTTCTTGCCATGTTTCTCGTCTACCTAGTTCTTCATTCCATCTTGCATACCTGCTAAGATGTATAAACTCTTGGTACTGTGTAGGTAATTTAACTTGTTTCATTTTCTTCCTTGTTTAATAATACTTTTTTTAATTTCGATTCGTACCATGTTGCTTTATCTAAATCTTGTATTCCATTTTTATATCTAAATCTCCAACGATACTTTAGCGAGTTACCTCTTAGATAACCAACAAATTCTTCATGTGTTAGCATAGCTTCAATAGCTTCAATGCATTCTATCTTACCATTGTTATAGTGAGGAGGATGATTGACTGCGTCTTCTTCTATCAGGTTGTTTGCTTCTTCCATACTTGTCATTTATTTTCTCCATGTTGGGGGTAAAGTTATTCTACTAAACCATCTAAACCCATTAGCTTCAGCCCATTCAGCATGACTTCTTTTTGTTCCGTCTCTTCTTCTTTTTGCTCCAGGCATAGGTGCAGAAGGATTAGAAAATAAAAACACTAACTCTTGATTTTTCTTTAAGGCTTTCTTTATCCATACATATTTATTGTATTCAGCATAATCCCAAAATCTTCCTTTTGCTTCAAGTAGTATTTGTTTTTTATTGATTGTCTTTATAAAATCAGGCTCATATTTATGCTTAATAACATAGTCTACTTTATTAGTATGGTGTTTCCAATTCTTTAATTCTTCTT